TTCATTTTCATATAGCGATTGGGCTTACCTTCCAAACTCATGAGAGGTAGATTCATGACGCTCTCTTGGTTGAGATAATACACGTCAAAGATGGCGAAGATGTCTTTATCTGTGCCGTCGTGGAGCATATACTTAGGAATATACTCACCATCAAAGAGCGACTGATGCAGATTATTAGAGGTGACTGTGATGCCTGTTTTCCGCACATTGAAGGTATTGTTAATTAGATATACATCTCCCTGCTCATCCACATAGAGCAACATGCGCTCGCCATCGGCTTTATCTGTTACCGCATAATTGCGCTGAATGCTAACCACGCCATAGGTGACGTCAGGATCAACGAGGTTTTTCTTTTCCAGTGTGCTGGGTTTTGGGGCCAGGAAATAATTAGAGGGGGTTTGTTTTTCATATTTATTGAGTTCCCGCACCGAGTTAATCAGGCGATGGTATTTTTGTATGATGCTTTTCTGTTCCTCAATCGTAAGCAGATAAGGGTCTTGGGTTATTTCTTTCATCATGAAAAATAAATTCTGAATCAGGAACATAATACGATTAGCAGGTGGATCAACGGTGTGATTAAATTGGAGATAGACTTGGATAGAGGATTGTTGGCTGGCGAGATCTGCGTCACGCATAGAGGTGTAAGATTCCTGGTTTTCACGTAGGTATTCAAACACGATATAGAAGCCCTGTTTATGACGATATGACATACGTTTATATTGACGATACACCTTAGGGATATCTAGCCACTGCAGAGTGGATTCATCCAACTCAATAGTGCGTTCCGTATAGAGGGTGCTGTTGATGTCAATGGAGTAGTGTTTATTAATAGTGCGCTCCGATAGCACCATACGTTCCTTCCACTCATGGGGAACCGTTTCAAAGTATTCATTTTGACAGTATTCTGAGATATGTTGGATACCATTGACGTTTAGGATAATGTGACCATCTACGGTTTCCACTTCCAGAATATCTTGCTCCATGTTAAACTCCAAGTCTTTGTATGAATTTAATTGTTTCATCCATATTTCAACGTCTTTAGAGGTCCAAGAGCGATCTGGGGCACTGACCTGAATCTTCCAATGCCACGGGTCTTCTTTTCTTAGATGTTCTTCTTGCTCTTCAAATATACGAAGAACATTTTCTCTAGAGACATTCATTCCTGTATTATTATAACAAGTTTTCTTTAATAAAGAACATCATTTTTTATCTGCCTCATCATACCAAATTCCCTTCGGATTTCTGATTAGAAAGATTGGGCGCGCTTCAGATGCCACCTCACCGTATTGAATAATCTCTCCTTCAACATGCACAATTCTATTTAGCAGATAGGAGAATAGAAATCCAATAGCCTTATAATGATTCTTGAGGCATTCACACCGGGGATGGTCTAGCAATTGTAGCAGTGGATACATACGACGTCCGGTAAAAAGGCGGCGAATATCTGGCTGTGTCATAAATTCTTTTAGCTTACTGATTAGGTATCTGCGACTCTCTATTTGATAGGATCTAGGTGTCAAATTATAATTTTCATCTATATAGCTACATAGAACGCCCCAAAGAGTATCATTGTGTGAGATGGTAGATTTAGCTGTAGCGCTCGCAGTGGTGCCACCCGCACCCGCACCCGCAAAAGGCAGATATACCCGTTCAATCTTCTTCAAGATAGGCTCTTTTACCCGATAGTGCTCCGATTGTTCCCATTTTGCCGGATAGTCAATCAGCGTATGGTTATTTTGAGGCAACTTCTGAATATATTCTTCCAGTGTCGTAGTCATTCTAATGTTAAATATAGCTTTCTGTTTATGTAAGATGTCAAATTTTATCTGTATTACTAATAATGAAAACAATAGAACAGGTTGCAAAACTGAACTGTCCTGATTTCTTTGATAAATACCCTCGTAGTGGAGCGGCACTTGCAGAATTTCAATCTAACAAGATTTATTTAAATGCGGGCTCTGAAGAATTAGCACTATTTAATAAAAAAGAAGATGACTGTCGTAAAAAGAGAGCTGCTACTGCTGCTTCTACTATCCGTGCTCCTCTGCGGAAGACCGTAGCTAGAGTTCCGGTTATTAAAAGATCCCCTTCACCTGTGAAGGAAGAAGTTCCGGTCATTAAGAGAACAACATCACTTGTAAAGGAAGAGATTCCGATTCAATTAGATCTACCTGTCAAACGTCAGAGCCAAGAGGTTAAAGAAATTTTAGCTTTAGATAATTCATTGGGATCATTCCTTACACGGTTAGACGATACGTCTTCACTTGTATTTAATAAAATCCTAGATGGACTCTCTGCTCAAAAACTACTGAATTTAATCAATGAGGATAAACTCAAAAACACTAAAGAAGATAAAATAATCCGGAAAAGATTCAATATATTACGAAATAGAATTATAGACGACTATCTAGGGAATCATTATAAAATTAAATTGCAGAAACGCCCCCCTGCGCATGCACGTGAAGAGGGTGCTATGCATCCTGCACCTTATTACGATTACGAATGTATAATTGATGGGATTAAATTTAAAGCTGTCTTGGGACCCAATTGGCCGAAAACAGAAGGACAATCGTCGCATAAAGAAGACTTTACCTTTAAATTTGTGCTTGAACCCATTCGTATTAATGAACCGGTCTTTAAAATTACGCTACTCATCAATCTACAAAAAGGTAATTGGCCACCTTCTATTAAGATTGATACAACCTATGAAGGTAGTTGGAATGGACCCTATACAGTTCCAGTGCCCACATTTCAATCACTTCTCCGTATTACATATATAACCTTTATGCTTTATTGGAAGAAAACCATCAAGGCAGAAGGTTACTATAAGCGTGTTTCAAGTCATATGATTACCGATCAAATCTATAACACGGGAATTTTACGCTTTTTCCCCATCTTTAGACGTCATTATTCGCTAAGATTAGAAGATACCCCTTTCCCACAAACAAATGAAGCTCTCTCTACATTTGGAATTGATGTTGATTCCCTCTATGCCAATAAGCAAAATCCACTAGGTATTGAAATTGACCGACACTATCATATTTATCCCTATAGTTCACACGTGAATAGTGAAGGTTCTTTTATTGTAAACTGTATGATCCGATTCGGCGAAGGGTTAGGAGACCGTGTGGCTGGTATAGATGTAATATACAACGGCACTAACATCCTAATTCAATACAAAGTCGTAAGGTCTTTTAGAGAGTTATTTCATATGATGAAACTCATCAATATAGATGCAGATTTTATCAATAATATAATATATGTAGCAGTAGAAGCTATTAATAGAAACATTCCTTTCCTTCTTAACGATATGGAAGTGCAAACCACTGTAGAAACACTTCGCGAGTTATTGTCCAATATTATTGTTGAATTCATAGTGGTTCCCAGTGCCAATCCAGAAACACGTATGGGTCTTATAGCAGCATAACGGCCTCTTTTACGAGACGTTCATTAACATGCGTCAAGTTTCCTGGGATCATATTTTTTGAGAACTTCTTCTTAAACAGATAGAATTTCATACTAGAAGAAATACGTGAAATAATACGTTTGATATCCGTATTTACCATAATGGTATCGCATTGCTCTTCTGTTATTTCCAATACATCTGAATCTTTATCACCCTCCTTATCTTTATCCTTATCCGCATCTAGAACCACTATATCGTCCAATGGTGTAATTGTATCATGGAAACTCTGGTTAAGGTGTTGATAAATGGCCTCATACTTATCCAGCGCCTGTTTGGATTCTAGACAAAATGCGACAAAATGCTCTATATCACAAAGCATAGCCTCATCCAACCAAGATAAATTCAAAAATACCCCGTTGTTATTGACCGTATATTGGCATTTATTACGTTGAAATATTTTGAACAACTCCTCTATTTGGGTGGAGCTAAGGTTTTTAATTAGAGACTCAATTTTGCGACAGCGCTCATATGTCATTATATGTGTATTATGCCCTATAACGTTTAAGCCATTTGCATTACTCATAATCTCCTCCTTCCCCAGCATAGTCATCTCCACCCTCTTCAAAGTCCTCTTCAAAATCGTCTTCGCCGCCCTCCAGATAGTCGCCTTCATCTTCTTCTTCCTCCTCTTCCTCTTCGGCACCGCCCTCTTTCTTTTCCCCATCTTTATCGTCGTCTTCCAGTTCAATGTATTCCTCTTCTTCTAGACCTGGCTCTACTTCCTCTTCCTCAGTCACCACATGTTCTATTTGTTTCTCTTCTGGAACGACGACACGACCAATAATAGAAATCTTACGATCGCGCATTTGGTATTTCTTTCCCATGACTTCAATATGGATGACCTCACCAATCTGAATTTGATCCAAATTGACCTGGGAAATAATACCAGCCGATTTGATTGGGACAATAATATCTAGAATGGGCGTCAATTGTTTCTCAAATTCAATATAGCTTTCCGCAAGAATACCCAATTGATTCTTGTTCTTAACCGTCGCCTCTACGATACTGTTCTGAACCGGATTACATACCTCTGCACGACACAATACCTCAAAACGAATAACCCCATTAAAGTAAGCTTTTTGTAGATTTCCACAAGAACGCTTAATGATTTCAAGGGACTCTGGTTTGATATACCCATATTTCGTGCAGATACCCTCATATTCTTCCCGTAGCTTCTCTAGAATACGTTCTTGGTATTTCGCATCCAGTTCCACGGGATACAATTGCACCGTTGTCTTGAATTTAATGGGAACAAACAGCATTTCTCCTTTAATATATTATACCTATTATTAAATCATTTTTTATACATGACCGGAAACCACATACGCCCCTTTTTCAATAGCTCTAACATTACATTAAAGCATAACTGGGAAACGTTTGCCTTCTGCACTGCAGTGGCGACTAGCTTTTGTAACTCTTCTTGAATCTGTGGTTTCTTTAATGTTTCACATACTACACCGGAACGCTTTCCAGCTTCGTTATTAAATCCTAATTTGAACTGGAAACGATAAGGACTGTTTGGTTCTTTGGGATTCTTATAACGTTGAACAAAGCCAATCGTATCGGTAATACGTATTTTAGAAGGATTTGTGAAAGGATAGTGTGTGCGATTTGCAATAATACGAGCATTCTCAGTCTTCGTGGTTTCGCGATAATCATTCTCACTTGCGTCCCAAAGGAAGGCTACCCATTTTTCTTCTTCCGCAAATAAATCTACATAGCCACTATATTTAGAAGGTGTGTCCGATTTGATCTCACGCTGCGTAATAAATGCTCCCTGTTTCTCTAACAGACTGAGGGCATTTAATAATTTAGGAGACAGCTTTGCGGTAGCAGTCTGAACCATCTCCTCCGCAAATTTATTCCAACAATGGGAATCTAGCGATTGAAAAATCTTTAGCGTGGCGATGTAAGGGTCTTCTTTATCCAACTGTTCAAAGATTTGTTTGATTGCACAAGTTTCTGCCGGTTTAGGCTCTTCTTTTGCCTTCTCTTGTAGCTGTAGCCGATTTGTATAGGGTATTTTTTTATCAAATGCACTAATAATAAATTTATCATTATGATATATCAACACCTTATTATCCCATAAACGGTAAGGAAAGAGGGTCTCTTCTAACACACTGGATGAGATATCCTTATTGGGATGGATTAAATTCAATAGTTCATTATAGCTATATGCCGCGAGATGTTGTAGCGGGTCTTTATAATTTCTCTCTAATTGTTTTCTTAGTTTCTGCTGTAAGGTAGGCACAAACGCTACATAGTTTTCCTCCCGTAGAGAACGGGTATCCTGTAACTTATAATTCGTGGTTTTACATTGGATTTGTTGTTCTTCCGTATCACCATATTGATAAGGTAATTGCTGTCCTCTAGAAGTATGCAGAATGACTTTAAATGGGAATAAGCTCGTTGGATAGTGATTAATGTTTTTCATTAGATGGCAGTCCAGGGCATTTTCTTTGATAATCTTATCCACATGTTGAATATGTTGATATTTAATGGATGCCAGACGATACGCGTGTAGGTCAGAGGTCTCTTTTTTATTGTCTGGATACACTGTGGTATGGAGGAAGACGGTGACATTGCGCTCTTCCAAGGGTAACGTAGAATGCGAGCAATTACGAATGGCACGACCAATGGCCTGTTCCTGATTGTTTAAATGATACCATGGATCTAGCACATGCATTTCACGAATATTCTTGAAGGAAAGACCTTCACCTGCGACGGGTGAAATCAGAATGACCTTTACCTTTTCACCATTCTTATTTTCCGGAGAATTAATGTCCTGCAATAAATCATCTATATGTGTGCTACCCATAATGCGCTTCTCGCTCTCACTGGACAAAATGCAATATGCGGGTTTCTTAATATCCTCGTATTTTACAGATTGCTTTACTTTGTTGTCCATTTTCAAGAAATCGCGCTCTTTATAACGTGAAAAGCCCATATGTTCCAACATGAATGCAGTGGGTAGAATACCTCCCCATACAAACATACTGTAGATAAGCACGACACCACGAGACTTTTCTAGAATGCGACTGAGGGTATTTAATTTACAGGCAAAGTTGGGCAGCTCACCAAAGGCTGGGTCAAAGAGGGGCTGACGTGGATTCTGGTAATGGTATTGATTTGGTTCAAGTTCATCTGATAGGCGGAGAATGGCAGTAAGTCCCTCTTCGCCTTCTTGATAGACGTATTTCTCTTTACCCAAATGCTTTTGATAGACACATATATTCATCTGACGTTGGGTGGCAGAGGATAATTTCTTAGCGCGTTTTTCTTGAAGGGCTGCAATTTGCATAGAGCCTAAGGGAGATACGACCAGGCCATCTGGAATCCATTTTAGCCAATCTTTCTCAGAGGCTTCCAAGGGTTTATTAGCAAGGGTCAAGGCCGGCACTTCTGCCAAGAATTTGACATACGGTTCATCTCTCGTGCTGGGTGGCAAACGAATGGCAAAGCTAAAAGGGTTATTGCCTTTGATATAGGAGACATAGGTTTGACTTAATTGCGCACATAGGGCGAAGAGGGACTTATTCGGGCGCCCTGATGCGCTGTAGAAACTAGGTAGATTAAATGGATCTAAGATGCCTTCCCGTTTGTCATTGATGAGCAAGAGCGATAAGAGCCAGAGCATCTCCTCGGCTTCGTTATACATTGGTGTAGCAGAGAGGAATACGAGGCGATTTTGCGTGCCTTTGCGTAACACTTCAAGCAATGGCTCCACGATTTTCTTTTTATGATCTCCTACTTGGTCAATGTTTCTTAAATTATGCGCCTCATCTACAATAATGACCTTGTTTTTCACGATTGTGTCAAAGGTGCCGTCTTCTTTGGCTCTATCAATCATATTGGCAAATTGATCATAGCCATAGAATTGATATTTAGAGCGTATCATTTTCTGTAAGCGCTGGGCTAGTTTATCTTGGGGCAGCTGAGAGGCATTTGGGATGGCTTGTAAATAAGAATCCCCAGTGCATTGGTCGCGCACATCGGGAGCACCAGTGCCTACGCTTTTCATAATACGAAAGATCTCTTGTTCAAAGGAACCTTTCAATGCTTTGCGCGATATAATCCAAATATTGGGTGTATTATAGAGGCGTTGTTCTGTGCTAAATGCCTCTGCAATCGTAATGGCACTACATGTCTTACCACTACCAAGGCCATGATACAATAATAAACTACGATAGGGCGTGCGCCGTGAAATATATTGGCTCACGAAATGTTGATAATAGGTTTTTTCAAATTGACAGAGTTGTTTTGCTTTTTCTTCAAAGGCTTTTTTATTGATAACTTTCTCTGAGGCTTGGATTTTAAAGATACCAAACTCGTCCATATGCGCGATTTTTTCGGCAAACAATGGATCATCCACTGAGGGATATATTTGCTGAATAGGCATACTTATCTTTCAAAGAAGAAATTTATATAATAGGCAATCGCAGAGCCAGCAATGACATCCGACCACCAATGATAACGGTCTTTTACTCGCGCCCAAGAAACCATACATGCCCATGCCATAATTAGAGGCTGTTGAGATTCCCATGCTAGAAACCATGCGAGTGCAGAGTGCCCGCTGGGAAAACTGAGACGATCCATACGATTTGGACGCCATCGCCGAACGGTATGCTTGAGTATATATACGACGACTATGAGAGCTACAAGTTTCTGGATAAATAATGCTGTGGGATGGTAGGCAAAACGATAGGTCGCCAGCACAAGAAACATCCATTCAAAGTTCTTGTTTAGAGTGTGCGCTAGCAGCTGCTCAAAGGGCATTGATCTGTTTATGGAGAGAAATTTTATTAATAACATTCTTCCACAGTCTGTATATCACTGATACATCCGTAATGAAAAGACAAATGTAGCACCTTTATTTAGAGTATAAAAGGCAGTTTTGTTTAAATATAATTACTGATGTTTCTCCCATTCTAAGTTTCTTTTAGACTGTGAAGGGTGTTCAGGGTCATACATACGGGTTTTATATTTCCGAGCGATTTTCGTGGCTTGAATGTCACTATATATAAGATTCTTAATATCAATGTCGTGGGATATATTGTCATATTCTAATGCACATTGAGTGCGAACATCTGCGCCATTTGCAATCAACATTTGTGCTATCTTTTTGGATCCTATCATGAGTGCAAAAGCTACAATGGGCATTTCTATATTTCCTTGCTTATCAGATAAAACAATAGTGACTCTAATCAGCATTTTATTTAATTTCACTTTGCCTATGCGAATGATATATTCCAAGGCTTTTAGATCGGCATTCGTAGGTTCTTGTGATAGGATCAATTCGTGCATTACATCAATTAACCATTTCCTATTATTTCTACGAAAAGAAGGAGTAATCTTTCTTTCCATGGGTAGATGATGAACAAATGCTTCGGATATAGCAAACAATTTTTTATCAAAGCAAATATTTAGAAATCTAGACACTTGAACAAACTCATCTGTATCTTCCAATACAATCTGCTCAGGTAGTTTGCTAAATAATTTAACAAAGAATGCTATACCATTGTCTCCAACGACTTCATTTAGTAAATTAATAAGTGTCTCATCCACCATGGCATCTACGTAGTAATAAGTATGATGACTTATAAAAAAATCTACAATCGCCTCAATAATAGACGGGGCAATGGGTTGTTTTGTGTTTAAAAAAGGCTTTAGAAATGTTGTAAAATTTGGATATCTTTCATATCTTTTATCCAACGCACCAGAGATAGGTTTATCGGATTCTAGAAATTTAATAAATTCTAAATCTAGTCGTCTAAGACTTGGCATTACGTTTCCTATTGTAGTATAATAATATTAAATAAAAGTAATATGCTCTCATCTACACGTATGCCGATACGCATGGCTCATGCCTACCCACGTCAATCGCAGCCCCTACGAAAGCCCATTCTTACTACATACGCGTTTGTGCTAACAGACAGCGAAATGGAATTTTTAAAAACGCATTTTAAGGACTATGTATTACATCTGGGAAATTGGGTAAATCAACAGATCGCAAAGAATAAAGTCACTGAGTATGGGGTATTTAAAATGCTTCCCTTCCCAGAGTTGTTGATAGAGGATGCTATCCTATTCAGAACAGAAAAAGAAAAAAAGTCAAGACAGGGCGGCGAAGCAGTGACAGATAAGGAGATTCTGGAAAATGCTAAAATAGAGCTCTATCTAAAATGGTATCAAATTATTCATAAGATTACATTGAGACTTTCGTAGAGCATTCAAATACCTTTGCCAATTTTGGTGGTGGCGGTTTATTATTTAACGCAAATTTATAAGGGGGATTGTTCTTAAAATGTTTCGCCATAAAGGGGTCTCTCTTATAGAAATCATAGATAACGGATGGTAAGGAGATATAATCAGGTAATTTATGTTCAAAAACGCAGAAAGCCGCACCCAATGATCCTGTTTTATCTGTTAAAATTTCGTTTATAATAAAATCGTTTAAGTTATTGCATATTTCAAAATCTTCTTTTGTGCTCGGACGAAACATTTCATGCGTTTTCTTATTGACTATGTCAAAGGTATTTTCCATAATTGTTTTTCCAGACCAAATAATGACACGACGATGGGTAGAGGGGTCTTCCCATGCAAGATAATTTAGTTTCACATTAATGGTCTCTTTGGTCAGATTTAATCGGTTGAGCATCGCAATGATACGAAATGTCTCAATCGCTTGCTTAGTAATAAAAGGGATGACGATCATGATATCAAATGGATCAGATTTCTCTATATTCAAGGTTAATTCTTTCCAGGTTTCTGTGAATATAGCATAGGCTTTTTGATTTCCAGAGTAGGCACCATCGTCAAATATAATAAAATGGCGCACATTATGTAGCTGATATAACTCCTTGATAATATGCTGAGGGCCCTTTAAATGAGAAAACCCTTTTGGTATATCACTTACACAATAAGGGACTAATGAAGGTTTCTTACTTTTTAAATATTTCCATGCAATGGAAGCGATCCACTCTGGACTCTTAAAGGTCTCAATGATATCTGGTCTATATAAATTCTCCGTGAGCAATCCCCACTTTCTATCATTTTCCGGATATTTTTTGAATAAAGTATTTATTAGATTGACACCCTCTTTCACACCATTTAATAGGTCCTCATTGGTATGTATTTTAATTTCACTAAAGACGCTTTTAATGGCATGGATGAGATTTATTTTATCAGAACCCTTATACTTCTTTAGTTTCGTTTTAAAGGTATTTTCCAAGGATGCATCGTTTAGAAGATAGGCATCTTTGATTCGGGTGGCCTCTTTTAAGAATACGTCCGAATATTTTGTATCAATATCGGGCATTAATTGAAAATTTGTTTGATACTTTGTTATAACATCCTTCATGCTTATTCTTAATAAACCAAAAGATAAAATGTTCTATTTTCGTTTTTGTATTGTGTTTGTGTTTGTATGCTTAAGAGGTAATCTCATTGACATACGCCACAGCCTCATCTACTTCCTTCTGCGAAGTCAGCTGAAATCGAACCAGTCCATTGACCAGGATCGCGTCCTCAAAGAAGCTCACTTCTGTGGCCGGGTTGTAGTGCGAGTCTTCACCGTCGTCAAATACAACGGTTTGCTGCGCACCCGAATGGGGAGGCTTATACTCCACCCAAGACTCCCAGTTTCCAATAAACCGAAGGGCTGTAATCCGCTCGTAGGCATCGTTGGTAAAGGAGTTGAGCGGCATCTTGGCGTTAGCGTGTGTATTCGTATTTACAAGCGGTATCAATTTTTTAGTATTCCCACTGTGTTAAATAAACTTTTTGTTAGGATAGGACAGATTTGTTATTTCTGCATTATAACAACCTCCATTCAGTAATATAATTGCTTCTTCTGGGGATTCCAGCACCTCTTGCAATGCGATACATTTCTTTTTAGAGCCATATAGATATTTACCAATTTTATGAGGTGCATTGTCTAGAACTGCTTTTACCATACGTTCATCCAGTCCAAATGCGATGAGGTATGTCGTATGCATAGAGCATGGCCAAATATAAAAAGTGGCACCAGGCGACTGTTTTAGTGCTTCATAGATGGCGTCAATTCGTTTAAAAATCCGATTGATATAAGCAGGCACATCCCAGTGGGCATAACGATTCAATAAAGGCAGTGATACAAACATGTTATCTGCTTCTGTATAACGTTCAAATTCAAAGAAGACCGAATGCTTCTCATGGTAATCCATTTTAACAAATTTAAACCCAAATTTCTCAAACAAACGAATAATAAATTCATTCTCTACATAGAAGATATGCTCCGGGTTTAGAACATGGTAGTTATCCATACGAATATAACTTTCTAGATCTGGAAAATTTAAATAAACTTGTTTTAAAGCGCTACATTTCTTTAAGGTCTCCATAATGTTCAGAGGTTCATAAAAGTGTTCAAATACATGGGACATAATCAATGCTTCTGCCTTTATTTTCTCTGGCACCAATGTCTCAAAAAACTGACGATATATAGTGCGTCCCGTCTCAATACCCGAGTAAGTCGGATCTACTACAGTATAGCTACATTCAGACAACCTCTCCATGACCAATTCAGACAAAGCTCCATTCCCTCCGCCAATCTCTAGAAGAGAGTGGGTTTGATTCTTCTCACCTAAGCCAGATTGAATGAAATCTGCAAACTTTTCATTCATTGTGCTACGAATGGTTCCAAACGCATTCGCATTATAATCGTAAATAATATTGGGGTCGCCTAAATATTGTGTCTGAAAGGTATGGCACGATTGACATTCTAATATATTAAAGGGCATAGATTGACACACATGGGCTGGATCTGCAACCACATAACATCCCAGTGGGATGGTATAGCCTTCTCCTAAAATGGGTTTTAAATTTGCATCCCGGCAGAATATACATGTTTTACGTTCCATAAAAATAAAAAGAGCTATAATGTTTAAACCCATTTTTAGAGGATAATACGCGCATCAATGCCGTCTTTATTAAACCCCTTTACTGTCTCAATGGAAAACTCCACGAGGTCTTTTCCTGTGCGTCCAATGCGATCCAGAATACTATCGGGAATGGTAATGATATGGCAGCCACTATCAATGGCGTGTTGAATAGAGAGTGTTTCCTTGCAACCGGCCCATAGGATTTCTACCTGGCTTAGTGGCTTGAATAGTGTAGCTATAAATTTCACAATATGGAAAGGATCTACACACGTGTCTGAAATCCGACCAGCAAAGACCGAAACAATGGTAAGAGTTTGAATGCTATATTTATTCATTTGATGATAGAGAGCGACTACTTGGTGCGGGCTAAATACGGCGGTGACATTTACTTGTACACCTTTTTGTAGCAACTCAATGATGACATCGGTATTGGATTCACCATTGCTCTTCACAATCGGAATTTTTACATAGATATTGGGACCATATGCGTTTATCTTTAGAGCATCGGCAAAGATATCTGAATCGTCTTCGCGAAATACTTGGAGAGAAATACACCGCCCAGCAAGAATCTCCTTATTGGCTTTATAAAATTCAGGGTAATTGGTCTTTCCACCTTGCACCATAAAGGTAGTGTTCGTAGTGAAACCATCAATCCAATTGGGGCGACCATATTTCTCAATATTGGTTCCATCGTAAAATAGACGGATGCCTGAGAAACGATCCATTGTATAATAATAATGATGGCAGATATCTTTAACTAACTTAGCGTATGAAGATGATGGATGGCTAGAAGTAGTGTAAAGAGAGCTTGTTGATAGGATTTATGAATCATAAAAGGGACCATCCGAATAAAATAAGTAGCCATATAGAATATGCCCTTCCGATAGGTGTTGGTTGAATATAAATTACATAATACTGGAAATTTATCTTTTAGATAGGGCGTCGGAATAATGAACCGGTCTTCTCCTATAATTTGCACCAAATCAATGGTGCCCTCCCATGACGCATAGTCACATACTAATGACTGAAATAATTTGGCTGTATCCATTTCAGGTGCATCCATATAACGAGAACCCGATGGATCAATTAATTTATATTCGCCTGTATGGGGATGGTAAAGAATATTCTCCAAGGTTAAGTCTCCGTGTATGGGACAAATATATTCTGGCGTATAGAGGGAAAGGTCTATCTTATCTAAATAGGATTGCAGAGAAGCATAGGGTTGGTGATTGATCCAAATCTGTTTCTGTTCCAATAGGGATCGCAGTCCTGGATGCAAATCCGAAATAATCTTGAACTTCGGATATACCTTTTCATCTAAATAATCTTGCACCCACTTACTGGAATAGTTTGCTTTCCGATAACAATATACATGCTCTTTTAAATCACTCAGAATTGTCGGCAGAACGGCCTCATACTGATATATAGATAACTTCTGATAACCTTCTAGATATTCCATATCATAGTAATATTCAGACGAGCTGCTATATTCGTTTAATACTTTGGGACAAATGCCTTTCTTATAGAAATAAAGACGACGCAAATCATCACATTGGCGCTGTAAGATATCCGCATGCACCATCAATTCAGGTGTTTTCGCAATATATTTACGAACGAATTTGACACCCTCGCGCTCTACCAAATAAACCGTAGCAAAGGAAGCGCCGGGCATTTTCTTGATAATAGATGGCACACTCGCAGCAGTGGGAATAACTACGTCGGTGAGACCACTATTGCGTTCCAATACAATTCCTTGGGCCATACAGTAATAGGGTATATATGGCTTGCGGTCGTTAATTACATACCGTGGTCCAGATGGGAGTTCATGAATGATATCGTCGTAGTGTATTTTATTTTTGGCGAGTAAATCAGTCACTTCCCTCATATGTTTTTGACGGCGCGCAGTGGTTAAAATAATGCGATGTCCTCTTGCTTTCCACTGGTCTATTTTGGTCGCCGTTTCTGGTAAAATGGTTCGTTCCGTTTGATGAATGAGTGTCCCATCAATATCTATAAACAACGTGTATTGTTGTGCTCGTTTAAAGCGATATATCTCTAAGGCTTTGGGTGTGCCAAAGAAATCGGCTTGGGTAATGGGAACCGTTACCATAGGTTCATCGGTAGAGAGCATGCATTTGAGAACGTCTGAAATATTTTCATAATCAGGATAGTCTATGAGATTCTTTATATCACGAAATAGGTAGCACCCAATTAGGCCTTTTAAGGTTCCTTCCATAGATTCTTTTTCACAGAAATCCAAAATGGTGCCGTTGGAGGCCACTTTGACTTTGCCCCAGTGAGGATAGTCCTCTTCGGTAATTTCCCACGTAGGAATCAATACTTCACAGGATTGTAATTGGGGTAGCTTCTGGATCAAAGGTTCTATGTTAATCGCATGATCGCAATCACATATAAATGCGGCGCCTTTTAAATGGTAATCCTGAATTGCTGCTTGCACCGTTTGAAGCGGACCATCTGTATCTCCAATGGTAAGGCAATGTATTAGTTCATAGGGAAACAATTTACGTAGGCGCTCGGCGACTTGAAATTCCTCCTCTTGTGACCTGCGCACAATGAAATAATAGACGGGTTGGAATCCATGCTTTTTTAATTGATCAAATGGTTTGCGTGCCAGCTCAATAAAGGTTTCATCTGTAGCGAGTAAGAAAGGTTTAAATTTATAGCCAAAGCGCGATCCAAAACCCGCCATGGGAAAGAGCACTGAAATCTTCGTCATAGTTAATTAAGTTTAGATAGAAATGTTTAAACCGTTGAAAATTTTCATACTGTCAAATGATTTAAGGATTTTTAAGCTATATAGAGTAAGAATGCGTATCGCCCTTATCTTAAGAGGTATAAGTTATATTGAAGATTATGAACATAGGTATGGTATTGCTAGTCATACCGTTGATTTTAGAAATACGATGCCATCCATTCATCATCATCTAATACGTGATCTAGAGCTGTCCGGGCACAAGGTAGATGTATTTTTACTAACATACCCTTCCAAATACAGTCAAACCCTAATAGAGGCATATAAGCCTGTTGCCTGGAAATTCAAAGAATATAAAAAAATACCATTGGGAGAGGCTCAGATTATTGTATGGGAGCCTATGTTGATTGATCATCATTTGGAGTGCATGGATTTGTTTGAATCCTATGAGAAAGAACATGATTTTAAATACGATCACGTGCTAATCACACGCTTTGATCTGTTTTATTATCAAAAGATGAGTGACATTGCGATTGAATATGATAAGTTTAATTATAGCTTTATGCATATTGCCAAACCACAGGGAGCACCCTATATTTTTAGCAGTGAGGATAACTTCCTCTTTTATCCAAGAAGTAAAAATGATGTATTGCGCGACTGCTTTATGCAGATGAAAAAAGATAAACAGAGCACAACTCTATCGGGTAAATATCTAAAGGATCGGGGTGAGCCAGTGCATTATATTTTTGGAGAAAAAGGTGACGGGGACTATGATTACCCTTTTTATAAATTTGCGCGGCACATCTTTGGTAATGCAAAAGAATATACGTATGACCAAATTATGCTCATCCCTATGAATCGTTGCCACACTATTTTGTGAAAATGAGAAATAGTTGCACCGCTACACTATTATTAAGGACATCTAACATTTTCTTCTTTCAAGATTTGATTTATTATTGTCCAGTAATCTTCTCTATTTTCTTTAGTGGTCTTAGTAGCTGCTAGAATCAAAGGAGCTATTAATGCCAGTTTTTTCATAGACACTAAATCTGCATCCACTAATGGTTTAAACGTAAACTCACTCCGTTTTTTTTCGATAAAAAATTTAAGTGTTTCTAATCCCATCCAATTTAATGCCATGTTAGTGGCTTTTATAAATGTAATATAAGGGAGTTCAGAATCTTCTAGCTCATCAAGTTTAAGACTTAACATAATGTCCCCTTGCTCGGAAAGGCCTGTTGGACACAACTTCTTAATTGATTTAATGAAATATTCACGTTCCTCTTTTGTAAATGTAATAGGTCCCATATAGTAAAATATAAGGAGAATAAAATACTTAATTGGTAAGTGACATATAGATTTCTGCACAGGCAGTGGCGTCACCCAGAGCACGGTGTTCTTGATTAAATTGCTTACCAGTGCATTTTGTATAGAGATTCACAAGACGTGGCCAGCGATCTGTGGCTGGGTTATCTAGAAAGTCTTTCATCGTGCAAATTTTATTTTTAGACGTCAAGGATGTTGTATCCAGACCAGCGCGCAATAGTTCAGAGAGCAGGACATTGTAGTCAAATTCCATATTATGCGCGACAATAGTTTTGGTTAGGCTCAAATCCTGGAGAAATAGTGGGAGAATCTCATGGATCGGGCTTCCATCGCGAAGAGCAACCTCTGTGGTGATACCATGAATTCGGCTGGCCGACTCTGGAACGGTATAGTTATTGGGTTGGATCACATAGGACTCTTTCTTTACGAGGGTTTGATTGTCATAGAGCAACCAGGCGATTTCAACCATACGACAGTCATCCCAATGTTTTAGGTATTTTTCAGGCGTAGCCACCATCTTACCTCGTTCCAATTTCTTGTAAGGAGGCAGACCTGTGGTTTCAGTATCAAAAACAAGAGTATAAGAAAACGTCATTCTTAGTATCTATACTACAAACTATAGTAATCCTCATTTTTTATTAAGCCGCTTGGCATTTTAAGAAGTTGCTTACCAGTTTATAGGTTACTTCGGGTTCGGCCACATCTGTCATATTCGCGCATTTTAAGAGGGTTTTTAATTGGCGTAATTTCTCAGCAGGTGTGGCATTTTCTGAAATCGTAGGCGTAGCGGGCGTTGCCGGAGTTACAGCAGCCGCAGCCGCAGGGGTCGTAGCAGGAGTTGCCGCAGCCGCAGTAGCCGCGCCGCCCGCCGCCGCAGTAGAAGTGGTCGCAGAAGCAGTAGGCGCCGCAGGGGTCGCAGAAGGAGTAGCCGCAGGGGTCACAGCCGGAGTAGCCGCAGGGGTCACAGCCGGAGTAGCCGCAGGGGTCACAGCCGGAGTAGCCGCAGGGGTCACACCGGGTGTGGGAATGTTTTCATTCATTTCAGCACCTGTGTAGCGAGCCATCACACTGTTATAGTTTTGTAAAAATTTATTTTCTTCACTGACAGGGCGGCGTACTTTAGAAATTGGCATGAGAACTGTATTCATCAGATACCATTCTAGGTTACGTTTGACGGAATTTTTAAAGTTACCAGATGCAAAGGCATCTTTCCAAGGCTTTCCAAAATAGCCACTCACGGCGGAATTCACATCTGGTAGCATTCTTATGAAAATGGTGGGTGTAACACCATATATGCCTCCAAGGATATCTGTATATATTTTCATCTGATCACCACCCGTCTTCTTACTCATCTCAATGGCTGTATCTTTGTAAGCAACTGCCGTATATGCCTCATAAAAAGCGAGTAGTTTAACCTTTTCTTCCTCTGAAACTGGCACCGATAGAAGCTCATCTTTCATGAAATCAGGGAGCACGGCCGGTGCATCCACAAATGTCTCATAGCCTGCTGATGCGGTCGGTTTTACAAACAAAGAAGCAACGAGTAAAACACCCGCTATGATTAATAGTTGGACTAAGGTAATCTTCATTAAAATAAAGGAATATATTAAATTAAATTACATAGTTGCTGATTGGCACGGGTGAATAGTTCTTTCCGCTCCACATTATGATTCCGAATACGATGCATCACTTCATCATACGTGAACCATTGAATCTGACGGACTTCACGCACCTGCTGCAAGTTATCGGGATCAATCACCACTTCTTTAAAAGGGTTCGTTCTAATTTTTGCAATATAATATACATGCCGATACTGTATATCATTTGTCCCATAGAAGATCTCCTCATACGATTCCATATTCTCACACATCTCAATGTCGTGTTTTTGAAACCCCGTCTCTTCACAGAATTCACGGATTGCACAGTCCGTATCCTTTTCTTTTAAACGTCTTCTACCCTTTGGGAAGCCCCACTCTGGTTCGGAATATTTGGTATCTACCTGACTTAGTAGCAAATACATATTGACCATATTATTGTTTAGCATATAACCCTGTTTTAGTTTAATAAACCGATCCTTCGCTTCTAAATAGTCTTGCGTTTGCTTGGGCGTATAAGATTGATACCATATCTTATTCCATAGATCGTCAAAGTATTCCGTCAACAATAGTTTTCTTTCAAACGTCGTCATGTTGCTCATCAATCGTTTGATATATTCAACATCCGATAGCTGGTATTTACCCCGGATAAATTCCATAAAAGAGAGACTGTCTCGCCGTTGAATCATCAAGTATTCCAAGTTATCCCCATTCTCACGGTAGCACATAATACCAAAACTCATGATCGGTTTTGGGCACGATTTATAAAGATGTCCGGTTTCACCACAATTCCGGCATGTATGATGCCTCTGACTGACATGATAATAGTTTTTAATAAGTTGAATCATCTTAATGGTCTGTTAGTATAGTAACGGCCAATGAGTTTAAATCATTTGCATAATGTAGTAATGGGTATTTCTCCGGATATTTGGGGTCCAAATGCCTGGATGTTTATACATTTAATGGTTTTATCTGAAAAGGAGCCGTTTGATCAAAGCCGTTTGCCGTATTATCAACAATTTTATGAAGTATTAACACATCTATTGCCGTGTGAAACCTGTCGGAATCATTTAAAAGAGAATTTAGCTGCCCTCCAACCAGTAAAAGACATTAAAAGTAAAAGAGACCTATTTAATTGGACCGTGGATTTGCATAATGCGGTTAATAAGCTACTTAACAAGGGCACGATCAATCATGAAGACGCATTTGATCACTGGACAAAGGTCTCTACAGGGGATAAAACTATGTTTGGCAAAGAATGTTTAAAAAATTACTGGAAATACAGCACCTTTATATTGGCAGCTGCGCTATTGATAGCCGTGGGTGGATTTCTGCTTACTGGTAAGGGGCTCCGCAAGAAGTGAATGTCTCGGGGCCAACGGCGCTCACGGTGGAGGGAGGCATAGAGATATCAAGGGGAACCTCTTCTTGGGCAAGGCCGCCACCGGGGGTCATCGGTAGCATATTTACGGAAGGCATGTCAGTGGGCATGGTAGGGACGGGGGGCATCATTGAGGTCACATCCGGGGCACCTCTGGTTAAAGCAGCCTGCGCGGCAGCGGCGGCGTCACTGGGAGACATAGCGGCCTCGCTGGCACCACCGCTTTGAAGCTTCGCCTTCTCTTCCTCGGTCAGGACAGCTTTCGCCATTTCCTCAAAGTTCTCGCGTCTGGAGTAGAACTTCTCCACTTCCTTGGATTGCTTCTCGGAGACGAAGGAGAGCACGGTCATCACCACAAGCAGAATGCTGTAAAGGATGATGAGGGCGGACACGAGCCAGGCGTAGCCGGAGCACCAGTCCCAGCGCTGGTTCTTGAAGCCGGCACCGGTAACCATGCATGTGAGCTGGAAGAGAGTGACAAGCATGGCAGGTAGAGAGAGGAGAAATAGCAGGCCTACGACAACCAGCTTTTGGCTAATTGGGACACGCTCTTTGCTGAAAAGAATCGCTAGACCAACGGCCGCTAGAGAAACAAGGATCGCAACACCAGCATATTTGGATTGAGGAACACCGAAGAATAGATTTAGGATGCGTGCCATGAGGATTTATCTAAACAAATAATAAGATAATTATTTTTTTCCCAGAACAAACCAAAATAATGGACTGAATAGACGACTATTTATCTACGCGTTTTCCGGAAAGGACTTTACGTAAAGAATAATGATATGGTCTCATACTTTTCTTACCATGAAACCTTAAAAGCACATATGTCGTAGGGGACTCCCCACGCCTTATATACTAAATGCCAACCTATGTTAGCGACGAATCTCAAGCTCAGGGCTGTGCTATAAACTTCCTTGAAAAGACAACAATCAACTACAATTCTACAGTGATGCGATCAAACTTGAATTTTCCAAAGGAAACGTTACGACGTGTAACCTCTGTTGTTAGACATTTTCCATCTACAATCATAAATGCAGAGAGCATAGTGCATGCGTAGGCATGGATAAAATCATGCACCATGTCTCTGTATTCACTTGGAAAGGATGTAAGGCTCTTTGCGTAATCCCCTGATTTTTGAACAATTAGACCATTCGTTTCCAACTTGGTCTTGATCACAACATCTGGCAAATATACAGATGTCTCGGGTCTTACATTTTCCTTTGCTTCTTGGAGCGTATCAAGGATCTTGAAGACTGGTGCGCGTACTTTGACAAACTCTTGTAGGAGTGGCGCTTGCGTTTGGAGGTCAGGAATGGTCATAATGTCTTTTGCTAAGTCGTTCATAACCTCAGTGAGTTTGTTGTGATGGCATGACATTTAGGAAAATAACTGCCATCCCCTTTATATACCTTTTAAGGGTCTAAACCAAAAAATATTAAAGAGATAGACAATAAAAGTTGAATAGACTACGTCCTTCCCTAATAACAATCTAAGATGGGTATCCCTTATTATTTTTATGTAATCGCTCGTTCCTATGATGGCATAATTCTCAGGGCTTGGCCAAAGCATCTTACCTGTTCGCATTTCTTCTTGGATTTCAATGGGCTAATGCATCCGGCCAGTCAAGCATATCTAAAAACGGTTGTAGCACCCGTGGATGCCGCTAAGCTAGAAAAGGGTATTATCACCTCTATCTGGTCAGAACTGCAAACGGCTATTCAATTGGTAAAGCCAAAGTGCACTGTCCAAGTCTATATTGATGGTGTGGCGCCCATCGCCAAGATGTTTCAACAGCGGAAGCGTCGCTATATGTCTATCTTTCGTAAAAAGCAGCTAGATAATTATGGTCTCTGGGACTCCAATGCCATCAGTCCCGGCACAACCTTTATGACACGCCTCCATGCATCCCTTAAAGCACACATTCGCTACAATAAAGAACCTTATGAATATTACTTGAGCACAGCCGAGGAGCCAGGGGAAGGGGAGCATAAGCTCTTTGAACGTCTAAAACGTGTCTATAATGCTCCAGAAGATGTCAAAATCATTCATGGAATGGATGCCGACCTGATTATGCTCTCACTCCTGTCACATATCCCTAACATTTATTTGATGCGTGAAGATGCTAAGACCGAGGAGCCTTTCTATCTAGACATTCATGCCCTCCGCCAAGGTATTTTGAAAGACCTTCGCACTCAATACCAATGGGATATAAGCGCTGACTTGTATAAAGACCCTTATTCTCCCGCCGCTCAAGAAATCATTGAAACCTATGTCTTGCTCTGCACGCTACTAGGTAACGACTTTATTCCCCATCCTATCTCATTCTCACTAAAAAAGGGTGGTCTTGAAAAAATATTGAATCTCGCCAAAGAGCTATGGAACGATGGCTTGACCCTAATCAACCTAGAAACACATACCATCCATTGGACATTTATTTCTAAGATGTTGGATCAGCTTAGTAAGACAGAGAATGACGATGTCTATGTAGCTGTCAAGGAATACTTTCATAAGAAACCTCGCTTTGAAACAGAGGAGCAGCGTATTGAGTGTTACCCCATTCTATCCGAATACCGTGATCCTCTGGCCTTTGAGATGCTTTATAAAATTGATGCCCGAAAATGGCGCCTCTATTATTACAAGCACCTCTTTCATACCCGTCTCAATGATACGAAAGTGATTATGGATTCTTGTCATATGTTCCTACAAGGCATCCTCTGGACATATCATTACTATAAAGGCTTTCATAAAGAAGACCGTTGGTATTATCCTTATAGCTATTCTCCAACCATTCGTGACTTGTCCAATTACCTAAACAGTCATATCAATACATTTGAAGGCATGCAAACGGAATGGAAGAAGCGCACCCAAGCTGTCTATTTTACCTCCTCTGCTGCCCAATTGCTCTCTATCTTACCAAAAGAATCCGCTCAATGTGTCCCTCCGAAAGTAAAAGAGCTACTTCTCAGTGACCCTCGGCTGCAATATCTATATCCCGTAGAATACCCAATGCAGACCTTTATGAAGACACATCTCTGGGAATGCACGCCGGTCTTGCCACCCATGGATATTGCCTATGTGGAATCCCTATTGCCTGCCCCTAAGAAATAATAAAAATATAGAGGTAAAGTAAAAAATATGCGCATTAATACTACAGTTTTTATATTTATCTTTCTATGGACGTATAGTATTATTTGCACCTATATTTATCAAAACCAATGGTTCATGGTAACGCCTTATTTTGTATTTATTGTCAATGAGCTGATCTATATATTCTCTGGATTAGATCTCTTTACAGCGGAGAGCCGGACGGAGATATTATATGATCTAGCTGCATTGAATACAGGTTCCTATAATCCTA